TCATCGCTTACCGTACCGGCAGGTACTAACGGGGCCACACAGCTTGCACCTGGCATTGATATCTCGGCACTCAGCTATGACGACCTAAAGAATGTGGCTCCCGAAGATATTGGCTCACGTAGGCCACTAGGCCCTCAGGCCCCTACTATCAAGCCCTCTAAGGCAGATAAGGTTAGCAGCCTGCTGGTTGGTGACAAGTCTCTTGAGGTTACTCGACCAGATCAGGCACCGGATATCCGAGTAGATCAGCGTGACCAGAACTCGGCAATTGTAACGACCAACGAAAAGAACGCGACTACCTTTGCAGATCGGGCCAAGGCCGCTATAGACAAGAACTGGGTTCTGAACCAGATTGTTCGTGGTATGGATCGGGAGGTATTCCCAGAAGACCAGAAGTTCCACCAGACCTACATGCAGAACATCGATAGCCCCGATTTTGAGGGGTTTGCTGAGACGCCTGAGGAACGGGACAAACTCCGCGACACCAACAGCATGGCAGAGCTAGCTCAGGCTAAGCAGACTATCATCGCAGATCGTGCTCGCAATAAGATCATCAACAGCAATGACACCGGCACTTACTTTGAAGTAGGCGCTGCACTGACTGACCCAGTTGGCTGGATCGCTACTGCAGGTGTAGGCAAGATTGGCCAGCTAGGCGTTAAGGGCTATACCCTTGGCCGAGCAGCACTAGAGGGGGCAATTGTCAACACGGCCTTTACCGGCGCTCTCGACTACTCGGGCGAGAACCAGACGGTGGCAGACTATGCCGTTTCTGGGGCCATGGGGCTGGCTATGGGCGCGATCCTGCACCGGGTAGTCAAACCCTCGGGCGCGGTCGATACCTCGCTGGATGAGGTCGCCACGGCCATGAAACGGCAGGCACAGCAGGAGGCACGCGAGACACTCGCACAGGCCCAGGTCGCTGCCGGGCCAGAAGCAACTCCTGAGCAGATCGTAAGCCAAGTGCAGACTATTACTGCTAAGCGTACCTTAGACCATGTAGAAATGTCATTGGCGGATGTAGGAGATGAAAGCAAGTTCCTGACGTCAGAAGAGAACCTTATCTATACTAGCGACCCAAAGCTCAAGAGAGCACAGATTGCTAAGGACGGGTTAGATGCTCTGGATGATGCAGGCGAACGGGCTATGGTAGCTGAGATAAACTATAGGTCCGACCGCATTGTTGCCAATAACCCGATTGATGAGGCGGGACTGCAAGGTCGGCTGCTCAGGTCGGTAGGTCAAGAAAGCACGGGACTTACGCTATTGCGGTCTAAGTCTAATGTGTTGAAGGCAACTGCTCTGCAACTTCTGGAAAGCACTACGGGTGCAGGTGGTCGGCGTAGGTCGGCAGCTATGTCCCAGGTAACTCGGGAGCGGATGTATTTACGTCCTATGATCGAGTATGACCAGTTGTTCAACCAATGGCGCAAAGCAGAGGGGCATGGCAGCATATTCAGCTACTTTAACCCTAAGGTCCGCAATGACTTTGACCGAGAAGTGTTCTTTGAAATTGAGGCCCGAGCAGGGCAGGCTGAGGGCTTTCGGGCTACTCGCAATCCTGCTGTAGCTAAGGCTGCAGATGCTCACGAATTGGGTATGACGCTCATGGCTAAGGAACAGCGTCATGTGGGCACTCTTGGTGCGGCTAGGCTTCCTACAACCTCCGTAGGCTATGTACGGCACGTCATTGATCCCCGTAAGGTCAAATCGCTTACGGACAGTGACCGCAGGGTTGTTGAGGACATCCTGGCTAAGCAATTCAATACGGCCAACGAGTACAGCTATATCGATAAGGTGACTAAGGAAAAGATCACTAAGAACTTCGACCCTAAGTTCAGTCGTAAACTCGCTAAGGCATACTTGACCAAGGCTGTTCGTAGGGGAAATGGGTCTTTCGATATTCCTGTAAACATCCACGACGCTGGCTCATCTGAGATTATCGACGATGCGCTCAAGGCTATGGGTGGGATGGATGATCTGGAACGTGAGGCTATCTTGGGCAAGTTCAGCCGGGGCGGCGCTAGTTATACTAAAGGCCGTTTGAAGCTCGATATGACTGCCCCTATTGCCGGTGGCAAGGTTCTTGGCGACTTGTTTCGACAAGACGTTTTAGGGCTGTATCGTAGCTATGCTCGACGAGCATCGGGTGAGGTAGCACTCGCTCAGTATGGCATCTATGGTAAGAAAGGCCTGGACATTCTCCGAGAGGCGGCTGGACAGACCGGAGCTACTGCAGATGAGCTAAAGGCGTTCGATCAAGTTGCTGCCGAGTTTCTTAACATGCCTTATCGGAACGCTGTTCGCCATGCGGCTATGGACAATGTTCGTATCGCTACTTCGGCGGCTCGTCTGGGCGGTATGGGATTTACTCAGCTTGGCGAATATAGTAACGGTATCGCCGCTGTTGGCGCTGGCAGAGTGATGAGTTCTATCGGAAGCACCAAGCGCCTGGCTACAGAAATCCGTGCCCTCAGTCGTGGCGAGACTATCGACAATCCCATTATGAACTCCATCGATACTCTCGGTGGCCATTTGGGAATGGATGAGTACCAGATGACCCGCATCTTCGATCTGCCTGACAGTGAGGTTCAGCTTTACAACGATCACACGGTTGGGGTTATGGGCAAGGCTTTGCGGGCAGGTAGTCACATGACCTCGGTTATGTCAGGGCACCGCATATTGGTAGCCACGCAGACACGGGGTATGGCCGAGCAAATTATCCGCAAGGCGGTAGGGTATATCAAGGACGGTAAGGAAAGCAAGGCCCTACTGGACATGGGCTTCACGGCGGATGTTCAGAAGGAGATCAGGCGAAACCTTAACCAGATTGCCAAGTTCGACAAGTCCGGCAAGCTGACGTCATTGGACATCATGGCAGGGGACATCGATCCCAACATCATGATGACCTTTAGAGACAGTGTTGAGCGTGGTGCTGCACAAATCATCCAGAAAGCCTATACAGGCGAGACTGGGGCCTGGGCACATAACGACTTCCTCAAGCTGCTGTTTCAGTTCCGCACATTCTCGCTTACTTCCATTGAAAAGCAGTGGGGCCGCAATCAATCCAACTATGGTGCATTGCGGTCGTTCGGAATTCTTATGGGCGCGATGTCCTTTGCACTTCCTATCCACATGGCGCGGCTTGCTGCGCAGATGGCAGGCAAGAGTGAGGAAGAGCGGGCTAAGATGGCTGACGAGAGGATGAGCGCTGTGGCCCTGGGTCGGGCGACGCTAAACTACGCTTCCGGTGCGGGCCTGCTGGGTGACGTGCTGGATGTGTCGGCTAGTGGACTAAGCAGCGCGGGCCTTATTAGTGATGACCTTGCTCTTCCCTTCACGGGTGGTGGGCAGGGTAGGCAGTCGGCATCTGGGCTGGTCCCAGGTATCGGTATGCTCGATGATCTGCTCAAGGGCACGGTCGGAGGGCAATACGAGAAGCTTCCTAAGCTCTTGCCTGGAAGCAATCTACCATTCGTTACGCCACTGGCTAACGGACTTTCATCGGAATAACTGGATATTGTGGGAGAGTTTCGGCTCTCCCACATTCCGGTACATACCAACATATTCAAGAGGAATAACACATGGCCGAACCCGGCGATCCCAATTATAGGTACAGTGTAAACGAGTACCCCACTAATGGGGTGCAGACCGAGTTTGAGCTTAGCTTTGCTGGTGGCTATATCAGTAGGGACTATGTTAAGGCCCGATATACAGATGCGCTTGGAGGAGTCATCTATCCCGCATTTGAGTTTATTGGCGACTATCAAGTTAGTATTAGTCCTGCATTGGCCAGCGACGGAACTATTATGTTCTACCGGGATACCCCGTCCGCTGATCCAGTAGTTGATTTCGCAGATGGCGCTATCATCAATGAGGCGTCACTAGACATCAACGCTAGGCAAGCCGTTCATCTGGCTGCCGAAACGCGGGATATCGTTGGCAGCATCCCTAGCTTGGATACGCTACAGAGTGTGCAGGCCGCGCTAGACTTTACGGTAAACCGGGCTAATCAGACCGGCATCCAGCCGCTTGACACTGTAGAAGGGCTTCCCGATGCACTGAATAGCAAGGTGTCGGCAGCTACTTTCGATACCGCTAACGGTTCCACTATAATCAAAGTTAAGGGTCCCCTTCCTAACGAAGTGTTCTCTAACATCTATTACAACGCTATCGAGGTTAAGCATCTTAGACGGTGGGGCGTGTCTCCTGATAACCCCGCGTCGGTGAACAGGCTGGGTCTGCAAAGAGCCATTGCGGCTGCTGATAAGTCAGAGCTTGTATTCCCAGAAGGCGCTGTCAAGATTGATAGTGCAGTCTCTACTGCTGCCGGTCAGAACATTTATTTGACCGGGCGCGGTTGTGGGGTATCCCGGCTACTGACTACGAGTTTAAGCGCTGACCTTGTCGTATTCAATATGGGCTTTGCTCAAGGAGGAGGCGTACAGGGACTAACCCTAGGCTCTGATGTAGCATTCGGTGCCAAGGGCTCCTCTGGCTCTGCTTTGAAAGTTATCAATAGCAATGACCAGTTCATGTGCAAAGACTTTGAGGTAGTTAGCTACGGAACCTGCATTAATGTCGTAGGGTCTTACCAGCCCTCGTTCAAGGATTTTCGGCTACTCTTCTTTAGCGACAAGGGCGTGTTCATCGCCCCGTTTACGGGAGGTCCGACAGAAACTGTAGGCAGTCGCTGGGCTAACGCCAAGGTCAGTAACTACGGCTACACCGGAACCTCTCCTGAGGCTGCAATCGGATTTGACATCCAGCAGGGGTCGGGCGAGTTCTTCGATACGATTGACGTACAACAGGCAGGCATCCCCTTTAAGATTGCCCCGCCTGCTGGATCGTTTGCCCGGTTCCTAAAGTTTAGGACCATGCTCGCGGATACTGCTTTCTATGAGGGCTGGGTGTTCGATGGCTCTGCGGCTCCGGTGTTTAACATCCGGCTGCTAGATTGCTGGGTATCGGGTGCTGGTGGTGGCGCTGCTAGACCGGCAGGGTCTACTCGTGGTGCAGGCTTGCTTACCAAAGGTGCGCAGCTTGATGACCTTACGTGGATTGGCGGCGAACTCCGTGACAACGACTGCGGTGGCTGGGACCATCAAGGTGGTACGCACTGCCGCATGATTGGAGCAAGTGTCACTAGAAACAGCCGGAGGCTAGGGTTTAATAACTCCTATCCGGGTGTTCGGATACATGCTAATGTGGGCAGCTTCGCCCTGATCGGAAATGACATCGGAAACTTCTCTAAGGGAGTATTCGACGTTGAACAGGCAGAGGGTATCTACATCGAACCCGGTGTCTCTAATGACATCCGTATTGAGGGCAACGACCTCCGTTCTCCTGGAACGGGCAAAGTTCCACTGGTCAATGGCTCTACGTCAGCTAATGGCGTTATTGCTAATAACCTTCCACAGCAGTTCCCTGGAACTAACGTGGCAAAGGGACAAGCACTGACCGCCAACTCCAATGGTTCAGTAGCCGCTAACACGACTGTCTATATGGGCATGAGTGGAGCATCGGCTAGTGCGCTCAATGCACACATGATGGTAACTGACCCCGGCATTATCTCGCAGTTTGTCGTAGAGGTTGCAGGTGCTCCCGGAGCAGGGCAGTCCTTTACATACACTGTTATGGTCAATGACGTCGCGACTGCCATGACTGGGGGAATTTCCGGTGGTGGCTCGTTTAGGTTTCAGTTGCCTAATCTCGGAGTAACCGTTAACGCTGGCGACAGGATTAGCATCAGGCTAGTCACTTCGTCTGGTGCTGCTGTAACCCAACATCGGTGGATGTTGAAAATTGATCCATAAGAAAGGATAGGCATGGCCGCTTCTGAGAGTAAACTCGGGGCGCTTCACGAAAAGGTTGCTGAGGTTCTTCTCGATGCGTTGGAGGGTGACACCATCCCCGGCTACACCGAAGAGAACCCGGCAACGGGAGAAGTAACCGAAGTTCCTGATAGGAAGCTCCCCGCGTCTGCTGCTATTATTGCAGCGGCCACGAAGTTTCTAAAGGACAACAACATCACCTGTGCCCCGTCACAGGATAACGCAGTGGGCAGCTTGGTAGATAGACTCAAGGCTAAGCAGAAAGCTAAGCTGAGCAGGTTTGAAATGCAGGATGCTCGACAAGACATGAACTTCCTCGGAGGACTTAACTAATGGCAGTGCGGGAGAGTGCAGACGCTACCCTCCTGCGCTGGCAGACCTTAGGTGTTATTCAGGAACATTACGCACAATTCGATCCTTTTCTCGAAGACGTAATGGACTTGCTAGGCTTTAGGACTTCGCCAGTGCAGAAGGACATAGGATCGTTCCTGTGTTACGGCCCAGCAAATATCATGATCCAGGCGCAGCGTGGTCAAGCTAAGACTACGATTACTGCCGCCTTTGCAGTGTGGACGCTGATCCAGAACCCTGCCGCCCGCGTGCTGATCTTGTCAGCCGGTGGTACGCAGGCCAATGAAATCTCCACGCTAATCGTCCGCATCCTTATGACGATGGAAGAGCTAGAATGTCTGCGTCCTGACCAGTCAAATGGTGACAGGACTTCCGTAGAGGCGTTCGATGTACACTACACGCTCAAGGGTATCGACAAGTCCCCATCCGTTGCATGTATCGGTATTACCGGCAACATGCAGGGTAAGCGGGCTGACTTGCTTATCGCGGACGACATCGAAAGCCAGAAGAACTCCAAGACGGCGCTCATGCGTGAGCAGCTTATGGACCTTACTCGCGACTTTACCTCTATCTGCACCAACGGTCGAATTGTGTATCTTGGAACCCCTCAGTCTCAGGAGAGTGTGTATAACACCCTCCCGGCTCGTGGCTTCACTGTACGCATCTGGCCGGGACGCTTTCCTAACCCAGAGCAGCTAGAGAACTACGGGGATCACCTTGCGCCTTACATCCGTAAGCGTATCGAGGC